GCCTCGATCCGTGCGGCATCTGTTAGGGTAAAAAAGCCCCGTGCGGCATTTGTTAGGGTAAAAAAGCCCCGTGCGGCATTTGTTAGGGTCGCACCCGAACGAAACCCGAACCACGCCCCCCGGCCCTTGCGGCTCTATTTATATAGCCCGCCCCACCGATCACTTTTTCCGAGTTGGTCTCACTTGCTCGACGGGTCTCGATCCACGCGTGGCGGTGACTCGATCCACGCGGGGCGGTTCTCGACCACTCCTGCCTTGTCGGTGCGTCCCCGAACAAACCCCTACCAGTCCCCGTGGCTGAGGCCCTTGTCGGTGCGTCCCCGAACAAACCCCTACCTCCCCCGTGGTTGAGACCCATTTGGTAGGATTCTGTTCTATGGACGGATTCGATCGCGAGATTCTGGCGTCATCGTTGCGTGCGAAGGGCCTGTTCGATCAGTTCCTTGATCAAGCGGCGGTTCTGATCGAGGACGGGAAGGATCTTGCCGAGGCATGGGACATCGTCTCGGACGACTTCGGCGGTGTTCCCGATCCGGAGTCGGTGGACGACGCTTCGATCTGGCGTGCGTTGTCGATGGTGTCGATGGATCGGAAGGCGGCGCCTCGGGACGAGGCTGAGTGGGTGATCAAGCACTTCGGGATCGACGTCCGCCGGATCGACCCGGACCGCGTGCCATCGAGCGGCGCCGTCACGATGCTTCGGTGGACGACGGAAGTCGGCATGACCGAGTTCATGAAGACGATCTACGCGAAGCTGATGCCGTCCAAGTCCGAGTTGGACCAGCAAGCTCGCTTCAAGCAGAGCGGCCGTGTCCTCGAGGAGACGTTGGCGGAGGTCGCCAAGGCGTACGAAAGCTCGATCACACACGAAAGGGTCAAGGAGGAGAAGCGCGAGCGGAAGGTCGATGAGATGATCGAGAAGATGATCGAGGAGAGGGTTCAGGCGGCCATTGCAGGCGAAACCGGTGAGCCCATATGAGTGGCATCGTCTTCCTTGACCCCGAGGACATCCCGTACGAACACCGGTTCGAGTTGAAGCATCAGCCGTTCTTTTCGTCGGTGCCCAAGAGTGTGACGGCGAATCTGAATTTCAGGAAGAAGGTGGTCGCGCTCGGCAATTCCGACGAGGAACACGCCGATTCGATCAGGAACATGTGCGCCGCGGACCCGCTCTTCTACATCAACACCTTCGTCTGGACCTACGACCCTCGGGTGACGCCCAAGAAGCTGCCGATGGTGACCTACGACTTCCAGAATGAGGGGATTCTGAAGCTTCTGAGGGCGATTCGGGACGGAAACGACCAGTTGATCGAGAAGAGCCGCGACATGGGTGCGTCGTGGATGCTGCTGATCGCCTTCGAGTACTTGTGGCATTTCTGGCCGGATCAGAGCTTCTTGCTCGTGAGCAGGAAGGAGGATCTGGTGGACAAGAAGGGGGATCCGGACTCATTGTTCTGGAAGATCGACTTCATCCACGGCCATATGCCGACGTGGATGATGCCGCACGTCACGAGGAAGAACCTGTCCTTCGTGAACCACAACAACGGAAGCACGATCGACGGCGATTCGACCACCGGCGACATTGCTCGAGGCGGCCGGCGGACCGCCATCGGGCTGGACGAGTTCGCGTCGGTGGAAAACGGCCACGAGGCGCTCGCATCCACCGGTGACGCGACGAATTGCCGGATCTTCAACAGCACACCGAAGGGAATGGGCAACGCCTTCGCCGATCTCGCACACTCGGGGTCCATCGAGAAGATCACGTTCCACTGGACGCAGCATCCCGAGAAGGCGAAGGGGCTCTACTACGACGGGAACGGCAAGCCCAGAAGCACGTGGTACGACCGGGAGTGCAATCGACGCCAGCATCCGATGGAGATCGCGCAGGAGCTGGACATCGACTACCTTGGGTCGGACTACCAGTTCTTCGACCCGATCATGATCAACGAGGTCCAGCGGGCCGAGGCTCGGGAGCCCATGCACCGCGTGGAGGTGATCCACGATCTGGACACGGGCGAATTCAGGGAGTTCGACGAAGTCGTCGCCGGCCGGATGTCCTTGTGGCACCCGATCGTCAAGGGCGTACCCGTCAAGGTCGAGGACGAGTTCGTGGTCGCGGCCGACGTCGCCACCGGGACCAGAAGCTCAAACAGCGTGATCTCCGTCGGGCGGAGGATCTCCGGCGAGAAGGTCGCCGAATTCGTCTGCAACGACACGAGGCCGGAAGCCTTGGCCAAGATGGCATTGGCCATCTGCGCGGGGTTCAAGAGGGCGTCCCACTCCGAACGGGGACCGATGTTGATCTGGGAGGCCAACGGCCCGGGCCGAAACTTCGGCGACGTGATTCTCGAGAGCGGGTACCGGAACATCTGGTGGAAGCACGACGAGCATCGGCTGAAGAAGAACATCACCGACATCCCCGGGTGGTGGAGTACCAAGGACACCAAGCTGAGCCTTCTCGGCGACTTCAGAAGGGCCGTCAAGGATCGGCTGGTCAAGATCCCCAGCCGAGGCACCTATGATGAGATGAAGCAGTACGTGTTCATGCCCGGCGGCAAGATTGCACACTCGAAATCGGCCAACAAGATCGACCCCAGCGCAGCCGACGACAACCACGGAGACCGCGTCATCGCAGACTCCATCATGTGGAAGGCGATGGGGAGGTCCGCAAGAATGGCGTCCGCAGAGACGATGGCACGAATCGCGCCTTCCGACTCCATGGGGGCAAGAATGGATGCAAGGCAGAAGGCAAGACGCGCAAGGAGCGTATGGTGATGAACCCCAATCGGCAGCGTGACATGGACCGGCTGCTCAAGGCTGTCGGGCATTCCAGATACTCACTACAGGGATTCCGGGTCGAGAGGACGAGGGCGATCAGGCAGTACGTCGGCGGCCACTACGGGTCCAGTTCCAGCTCCGGTGGTGATCGCGTGCCGATCAATCTCATCGAGATGCTGGTCTCGATCTACGTCAGGCAGCTTGCGGCGTCCGCGCCGGCGGTGACCGCGTTCGCGATGAACGAGGAGAACAAGGCCAACGGATTCCGGCTCGAGTTGGCCATGAACCACGTCCTGCAACATGAGATGCCATACGCGAGGAACCAGAGGCTCGCCGTCTACGACGCCATGTTCGGGCTCGGGGTCATGAAGGTCGGGCTCACCCCACGCGGACTTCATCACGCCCAAGGTGTGATGCACGACGCCGGTGTCCCCTTCGCCGACCCCGTGTGCCTCGACGACTGGGTCCACGACATGGAGGCGAAGCGGTTCGAGCTTTGCTCGTTCATGGGGGACCGGTACAAGGTGCCGCTCGAGCAGGCGAAGGACTTCGCGCAAAAGAACGCTGACGCGATCGAGGAGATCGAGAGTTCCGGCCACAACGAGCATGGGGACATTCGCGCCTCGACAATCTCTCAAGGGCAGGAGGAGGACAGCGACGACGACGCGGTCGACATGACCGAGCTTTGGGACTTCTTCCTCCCGCGAGAAGGCGTCATCGTCACCATGCCGGCATCGTGCATGGGCAACGCCGGCTACACCGCATCCGCGAAGGTAATCCGCGTCCGCGAGTACGACGAGCGTGAGCAAGGCCCGTACCACGTGCTGTCCATGGGTGACGTCCCGTCGAACACCATGCCCATCACGCCTTCGGCGCTGATGATGGATCTTCACGAGTTGGCGAACCACGTGTTCAGGAAGCTTGGACGTCAGGCTGAAAGGCAGAAGTCCTTCTCCATCTACCGGAAGGGTCAGGCGGAGGACGCGGAATCCGTGCGCGACGTCAGCGACGGCGAGTCGTTGGGCTTGGACGACCCGTCAAGCGTGTCCACGGTTGACGTCGGAGGACCGAACCCGACGAACCTCGCGTTCTTCATCCAGATCCGCGAATTGTTCAGCTACCTCGGCGGCAACCTCGACACACTCGGCGGCCTGAGCCCGCAGTCCGAAACGCTCGGACAGGACGAGATGCTCGCCGCGAACGCGAGCCAACGAATCTCGGACATGGAGGAGCGGACGGTCGCGTTCTCGAGAGGAGTCGTCAAGCATATCGCCGCGCTGGTCTGGTCGGACCCCGTCTCGGACTACGAGATCCCGTTCAAGGTCACGGACAACTACAGCATCCCGATGAAGTTCTCGCCGGACCATCGGAAGGCGAAGATGAGCAGCTACGAGATCGACATCGAACCGTACTCGATGCAGCACAACACGCCCGCCCGGAGGCTCCGGGCAATGGGGCAGGTGATGCAGCAGTATGTTCTTCCGCTGATGCCGGTGGCCATGCAGCAGGGCGATGCACCGAATGTCAGGCGCATCATCCACTACGTGGCGAAGTACGCCAACCTGCCGGAGCTGAACGAGTTCTTCCAGTTCGTGGGCTCGGACGTCTTCGCCGATGCGGAGTCGGGGCGAGGCCCGGCTCTCGCGTCCGGGGGCGCGTCCGGGGGCGGGGGCGGGGGCGGGGACCGGACGGTGACGCGAGTGAACCGTCCTGGCGCGACGCAATCGGGCAAGGACGATGTGATGAAGCGTCTTCTTCTCGGGTCCAACGTTCAGGACTCGGAAGCCGCCGCCATTGGGAGGCCGAATAGCTGATGCCGACGTACTGCTACAGGAATCTCGAGACGGGGGTTCTGGCCGAAGTCTTCATGACGGTCTCCCAGATGCTGGACCGGGAGCGCGAGGACGGGACGATCCAGATGGACGGGGCCGTCCTCAAGCGAGACTACGAAGCGGAGCTTGGAGGCGCTCGTTCCGCCGGCACGTGGCCAGTCTTGAGCGACTCGGCCGGCTGTCATCCAAGCCAGATCCCGGAGATGAAGGACCACGCCCGCAGGGTCGCCGGCGTGAACCTCGACTTCAATCGGGAGGGTCAGGCGATTTTTGAATCGCCCGGCCAGAGGAAGAAGTACTTGCGTTCGATAGGTGTTCGGGATAATAATGGTGGATACGGAGATCCGTGATGAGTGGCACAAACGGTCTGAGCTTCGCCGCTGGCGAACAGGCAAAGAACGTGATTCCAGATGACGCAGTCCTTCTGGGCTATGTCGCGCCGGACGACGAGTACACCCACGGCGGAAGCAACCCGCTTTCGTTTTCGGTGGGACTCCAGGACGAGGCGACGGAGGACACCGATGAGGGCGAGATGGAGGCCACGGATGCCTCGCCCACCCCGGAGTCGGATGGAGACGCCACGGATGATGTGATGGCGGCGGCTGGAAAGCTCCTCGGGATGACTCCCGAAGAGATCGGACAGACGCCTCCCAAGATCCTCGAGCGGTTCATCGAGAAGGCTCGGCTTGCCAACGAGAAGGAAGCTGAAGCGCCCGATGACGATGACAGCGAGGAAGACGCCAAGGCTCCGGATGAGCCGGAAGCGTCCGATGACGGCAAGGACTGGACCCCGGAATATGACCGGGACATGGTGGACCCGGACACCGCTCAGGCCATCGACCAGATCACCGCCCGATTCAACGCCGAGATCAAGAGCCTGAAGGCTCAACTTTCCGACTCCAAGATCACCGCTGCCGAAGCATCGTTCGATGCCGAGATGACCAGACTTGGACCGGAATACCGTGATCTGTTCGGCGAAGGCCCGAGCATTTCGCTCGACCCGACGTCGAAGTACGCCAAGAACCGCGAGTCTCTTCGAGAGGAGATGGATCGCATCAGTCTCGGCTACAAGGCCATGGGGCAGAAGATTCCTTCGAGGAATGATGTCTTTACCAAGGCCGTCAGATCGCAATTCGGCGACGCATTTGAATCCATCACACGCAGGAAGCTCAACGACTCTATCTCCAGCCGCCAAGGCAAGTTCCTTGCTCGCCCGTCGATCTCGAACGATGAGTCGATGGACCGCGAGGCGAAGGCCATTGCGAATCTTGGCGAACGGATGAAGGCCCGTGGGCTTCTTTGAACCAAGGATCTGACCAATGTCTATTCAAGGCGATGACATCGCCGATCTGGTCTCGCAGACACTTCGTGAGCTGAACCCGCTCCAGTGGACCGAGATCGCCACCGACCTTCAGGAGCATGTCGCCGCAAGCGAGCTGCTTCGCAAGAGTCGCATCACCTTCCAATCTGGGTTCGGAATCCAGTGGTCCGTCATGGTCGGCAATTCGAACGCCGCCCAGAACAAGGGGCTGTTCGCCAGCGACACGGTCAACGTGACTGATGTCATGGAGACCGCCAAGATCCCTTGGCGGCACACCAACGTCGCGTATGCGTTCGAGCGCCGCGAGATCAAGATGAACCGGGAGCCGGCGCGGATCGTCGAGCTTCTGAAGATCCGACGCGCCGACGCGATGATCAGTCTTGCGGAGAAGCTCGAATCCAACTTCTGGAATCAGCCGATCAGCAGCTCCGACAAGCTCGACCCGCTCGGCGTTGACGCTTGGATCGTTCCGGCGGCCAACGGTGAGCCCGGCGGGTTCTTCAACGGTGGCACCATCAACGGTGGTGGCAACCCCTTCGGCTTCGCCGCGGGTGCCGGAGATCTGTCCTCGGTCGACTTCAACCGGTGGAGCAACTGGTCCGCCGACTACTCGGACATCAGCAAGACGGACTTGATCCGGAAGTGGCGGGAGGCCGCCACCAAGACCAAGTTCATGTCCCCGACGGCGATCCCGGCGCTCGGGACGCCTTGCAAGTACGGCTTCTACACCAACTATCAGGTGATCGGCCCGCTCGAAGAGGCCCTTGAGGCTCAGAACGACAACCTCGGCACGGACATCGCGTCTCAGGATGGTCGGCTCATGTTCCGCCGAACGCCTGTCGTGTGGGTTCCGTACCTCGACACCTACACCGGACCGGCCGGCACGGGCGCCCCGACGACTGCGAACCCGATCTACGGGATCAACTGGGGCGTCTTCAAGCCGTGCTTCCTCGAGGGTGAGTACATGGTGGAGGAGGGGCCGACCAAGTCCGCTATGTCGCACACCACGTACCATGTTCAGGTGGACATGACCTACAACTTCCTCTGCTACAACCGGCGGAAGCTCTTCCGTCTCGATCAGGTTTCGGCCTGATCCTTCCACAAGGAGACTGACCAATGGCACGAGTTCAGTATCAGGGTGGTTCGGAAGGGCTCGATCTTCATCGCGTCTTCTGGACCGGATCCGCTCTCGAACCCGGCGACGCCGTGTGCTGCATCAACAGCCTCGACACCACCGCAACCGACGACTTGAACGAAAGCACGTCGGTGGGCATCAAGTGCGGGGATTCCGACAATTCCAGCAGCGGGTCCGAGTACTTGATCGGCATCGCTGTTCAGAATGAGATCGCGGCGGCGGGATGGATCACCGTGGTCCGGCCGCGCAAGAACGAAGTCTTGAGGGTGAACACCGCCTCTTCTGCGACCATCACGATCGGAGACGCGATCACGGTCAATGAGTCGGTCGCCAACAAGTTCCTTGGCTTCACGCCGGCGGGCACGTCTGCCGCCAACATCGAGGAGGCGGACATCAAGACTCACGCCGTGGCGTTGACGACCCGCTTGAACGGGAACCAGATTATCGTCAAGTTCATCTGACGGTTCCAAGCATTCCGTCTCTCCCCTCGTCTTGGCCACGCATGGTCCGGGCGGGGGGTTTTCGTTTTTGGACCCTGCCAGACAGGGGGGGGGGGTAGCGTACACTTCCCCCCATGGACCCAACCCCCGAACCGAAGAAGAGCCAGATGTCTGAGCACGACCACGACCATCACAGGGAAGAACGCCCGGCCTATGCGATCCCTGTCCGCGCCGCTTGGACGTTCGGTGCCACCGCCATGGCCGTCGTGGCGTCAGGGGCAGGGTGGATGACCACCATGAGTTCGTCAAACGCATTGCTCGAGAGAAGCACCCGGGAGATGAGCTTGTCCTTCGACAAGTTCATCGAAGAGATGCGGCTCGAGACCCGGGAGAACCGTGAAGCAATCGCGGAAGTCCGCGCGTCCTCACAGACCAGATCAGAAGCCATGGCGAACCGTGAGATTATCATGAGCCAAATCCGAGAGCTGGATCGTTCGCTCACTCGCGTCGTAGTCGTGATAGAGCAACAGACGAATGTCCTCGAGAGGCTCGCCAGAGGTGGTACCATTCACGGCGTCCAAGGAGAACGGCCATGAAGAGTCTCATCGCGTCCTGCATCGTCTCGGGTGCCTTCCTCGCAGGCTGTCCGTCGGAGTCGATCCCGAAGATCAACGACCCCGCGTCCTTGGCTATGGAAGCTCAAGCCGCGGCGCTGGCCGCCACCGACGAGATGCGGGCCATTGCCGCCGATCTCCGTCTTCTGGAAGAGCAGGGCGGCAACAAGGACGCTGGCGCAATGGCCGACGCGATGGACTTGAAGATCAAGGACGTCGAGAAGATCAATGAGTTCATCGCCAACGTCGTCCCATTGGCGACGGCTGAAGACGGTTGGGATCTTGCGGAAGCCGCGGCCATTGCCATCGGCGCGCTCATCCCGAGCGTCGCGGTTGCCGCCCCGATCATCGCCGGCTTGAGGCGGCGGAACAGGCACGAGCAGCGGATCACCGAGGACATCGTCACGGCTGTCGCGGCCGGCGGCGGCCCGGCAATCCCGAAGAAGACGTCGGCTGCGATGAGCGCCGATGCCTCGCATCGGGTGCGTGAGATCCGCAATCGCACGGGGCATCTGTCGTGAGTTCGAGACCAGAAGTCTATGTCGGCTTGACGTCGTCGTCGGCGGGCGAGGCGTTCAGGATCGAACGTCCGCTCGCGGGCGTCCTGAGCATGGTCTATGCCGGCACGGCGTTGAATTCGGGGTTCACGATCTCACAAGGCATCGTCGGTGACATTCTCTCCGGTGACGGAGGGACGAGCGCAGGCGTCTACACGACCGACGATCTTTCAGGCGGCGCCCCGGTTGTCGCCGACGTCCCGCTCATCGTGAACGTCAGGCACAGCTTCCTTCAGGGCAATTTCTGCATCTACATCACGCCGGACCCTTGAGGAGAGCAATGGGCACTTCACAGCTTGAGCGCCACGTCGTGGACATGAACGGGTTGGCTACGTCGCTTGTCAAGGGCGTCTACGGCCGCGTTCACTCGTGCTACTACGAGTATGCGTCCGGAGGCGCTGGTACCATCGGCGTCCTGATCCGGGACCAATTCATGGCCGATCTTCTCAACGGGCAGGGGGCCGGCATCACCGCGGGCAACTCGGCGATGCTGACGCGGGACGACATCGGGGGCACGATCGCCGTCGGTGATCTGACGTTCAGCGTGACTGGATTGCCCAGCGAGCCCTACACCGTCGTCCTGTACGTGATTCCCTGACATGGCTGAATCCACCCTGTCGGTCACCATCTCGACGATCCGAGACGAGGTCGCCCGCTACCTTCAGCTTGGGCGCGACTACTCGGCGTTGAGCTCAACGCTTCGCGGCGACATCGACTCGATCGTGAACCGCGGGCTTCGTCGTTTCTACTTCCCGCCGCAGATCGAGGAGAACCGGCCGCCCCACCAATGGACGTTTCTCGAGCCCGTCGCCACCTTGGACGTGGGGCCGAACGTCGTCACCACGAACACCAACGCGATCACCAGCAGTTCGATCGTGATCTTGGCCGACCCGGTCATGACGATGTCGCTGGTCGGGCAGACGGTCACGGTGGATGGCGTCGCTCGCGTCATCGCGTCCGTGGTCAACGCGACGACGTTCACCGTGGACACGCCCCTGTCGTCCGTGGCTCCGGGCTCGCCTGTCTTGGCGACGCACAACGGCCTGTACCCGAGACCGTTCCCGGACGACTTCGGGGGCATCACGGGGTTTCTGACCTATGAGCCGGACGGCCTGAGCAATCGCGACGTGGACGCTCTCGAGTTCACCCGCGAGAGCCGGATCAGGCTCCTCCAGCACCGGAACAACAACCCATCGTGGCCGACGCTCGCGGCCGTGCGGCCGGTGAAGTACCAGACGCCCAGCGTGCCCGCGACCGAAGGCCAGCGGTACGAGCTTCTGGTCTGGCCTGTCCCGGACAGGGTCTACACGCTCCGGTACCGGTACACAGTCCTTCCGGACGCGATGGACGGGACGAACAACATCTTCCCCTACGGCGGCATGGCACACGGCGAGACGATCCTCGCGTCCTGCCTTTCCGTCGCCGAACAGATGGCGATGGACTCGAAGTCGCGTGGCACCGGCATGCAGATGGCGGAGTACATGGCTCGCCTCCGTGCTTCGATCGCCGTGGACAGAAGGTCCACGACCGGGGACAATCTCGGGTACGTTGGTGATGACAGTGACATGAAGTACGGCTCGAGGCGTCTCAGCCGGCACGATTCGGTCAGAGTGTCGTACAACGGCGTCTTCTACTGACCACTGGTCCCCCATCATGGGAGTGTTGGATATGAATGTCGATGGTGTCTTGAGGCTCGCGCAGTCCGAGCATAACTACGAGCTTGGCGGCAACAAGCTTCTCGAAGTCGAAGGTGTTCCGGCCAGCGGGATCGAAGCGATCATCAGGCTCATCGGCCCGATGACCGCCAACACCGGCCCGATCATCGTCGTCGGTTCGGGCGTCCCCGGCGCGGCCACGGCCGGCTTGATCTACATCCGGACGGACGGGACCGCCGAGGACACTCGCCTGTATCTGCGCGGCAACCCCGCGACGAACGACTGGAACCCGGTCCTCGGCGGCACGTGATCCGACGATAGGAGATTCGTCATGGCGATTGATCTGGTACGTCCGGGCACGCTGCCCGACGAGGTCATCGTCTCGACGTCCGCTTCGGGATGGATCACGATCGGTCGAGACGAGGCATCAGACGACTTCGTCGTCAAGATGCAGCGTGGCCGGTTCCAGTTCCGCGTGCCGGCCGTCGAGACAACCGGTGATGGTGACAAGGTTCCCGTCATCGAGACCGCGGCCCTTCTGTACGGCGACTTCACGGTCACGGGCTTCATGTGCGCGGGTTCCGCGTTCGGCCTTCGCGCGATGCGAGATCAGGTCAGGAACGGTGTCTTCGGCGAATCCCAATTCAGAATGGCGGTTGAGCTTGACGGTCGGCATGCGCTGAACAACACGAACGCCGGCGGACAGATCCCATGCGTGCTGGTTCAGGTGGGGTTCGAGTGGTCGGCGAACGGCGGCGTGGTGCCGGTCCAGATCGGCGGCTCATTCACCGACGCGGCGACTGGCGGGACCAACGGGATTGATGTCCGACAATGACTCCAGACGAACAGAGGCGGATCCTCGAGTCCTTCGACGGGAAGGATGCTCCCGGCCTCCCCCCGCCACCCGGGAGCGACCCGGCGGCGGGCCGGCGCGACGAGCCCGCCGAACCGATCTCGTTCGACGAGGTTTCGTTCGGCGGCGGCGGGGGCATGTCCTATCCGGAGATGGATGGACAGTCGGGGGTCATCGAGGTTCTCGAGCGGATCCTCGCCGCCATCGAGAACATTCCCGACCAGATCGCGGACAGACTTGGAGTTGACGATTGAGCATCATCAACTTCAAGCCCGATCTCTACGAGGGAACCCAGCTCACCGTGGACTACGCCTCCGCGTTCCGGACCTTCGCGGTGCGGCGAATGTGGGTTCGCGGGCTGACCGAAACGACTCGGTACGAGGACATCGTCGCGGCGTTCGAGCAGCAATTCGGCCTCCAGCATCCGACGATCAACGGGTTCCCGCTTCGGCAGGTGCGGGTGGTCAAGGTCTCGTGCGACCGGGCCATCCTCCTCGCCCGATACCAGCGGACGCCGTCTTCGTTCCCGCCGCTCCCGAGTGGGGCGGAGGCGCAGTACCGGCCCGGCTACGAGGCGATCGAGGTCTTCAAGAGCGTCTTCGATGACTTCGAATCGGACACGCCGTTATTCGACGGGTTCGGGCTCCCCGCAGGGATGCTTCTCTCGCCGATCGACGACACTCTCCGGCCGGTGAGCGTTGAGCGTCGCGTCCCGGTGGTGAAGCTCTTCACGGCCAAGCAGTTCTCCTTCCTGCCCAACGGCATCGGGTCAAGCTTCGGCTTCATCAATTCGGAGTCCGTGCTGATCGCCGGCCAGCTTTGGGCACCCGGCGTCGTCCGCTTCGACGGCTTCGAGATGGATACGAACGTGGTCTACGGGTTCGACGGGAACCCGCTCCAGACGTTCTACAACGTCCAGTTCGCGTTCACCCTCCGGAATGGGACGCATGTCCAGCAGGTGCCCGTATGGAGCCCGGGAGAGGATCCTCCGCCGAAAACTCCGACGCCCGAGAGTGGGCCGAGGTGGATCATCACGACCGAGCCGTCCGGGCCGCAGATCGACTTCAACACGCTCGGATGGTTCATTGACCTATGAAGCGCCAGCCCAAGGTCACCGAGTCTCCGGAGAGGGTCAACGTCTTCAGCCGCTCGTTCCGAGGAGCCTTCGCCGCGGTGTCTTCGGCGACGGCTGAGCTTCTGGGTCGAGTCGAAGCGGTCGAACGTCGTCTGGTTCGCCAGCGTCCCGGGGGCGGGGTTCCGCTTCCCGGCATCACCATCCCGGCGATCATCGACTCGTCGGTGTCGGCGGCATCCGGCCCGAACCAGTGGATCTACCGTGCCAAGGAGGCGATGGTCGATGAGACCGGCGAAAGATTCAAGGTCCGCGAGGGTGGGTTCGTCGGTCAGGGCATCATCAATCTCTATGAGGTCAGCGTCCAGCCTCCGCTCTTCGGGTACGGGTGGGAGCGTCCGGCCGGCGTGACGGTCGAGTTCCTCAAGATCCCGGACGGCGCGGTGATCGCTCTTCACTTCACGACCGATGAGATTGAGCAGCCCGCCGAGGGCACCCCCTTGAGACCCGGATCGGGATCGACCGGGACGACCGACCCGAGCCCGAGGCCGCGACCGTACTTCATGGCTCCGAACCCGATCCTCATCTTGTGCGATGAGCCTGAGCCATGACCACCGAACAGCTCCTTGCCGCGTCGTGTTGCTGCGATGACCAGCCGTCACCGACGCTATGGCTGAAGTGCCCGACTGCGCCTGACAAGGCACAGGAAAGCGTGTGCCTTCCCGCTTCCGTCGGCAAGGGCGCGAACGTCGTGTTCGTCCCGTCGCTCGATGCGTGCTACCAGAACACCGGCGAGCCGTGCGAGGGCCAGTCGGCCGCCAGTTCACAAGCCGTACCAGCCTGCGATGATCCCGTCTGCCCGATCGACGACATTGGTCCGCCCCCGTGCCCCGACTACGAGTGTCTCGTCCTGCCATGCAGCAGTTCGCCGCCATGTCCAAGTTCGATCGCGGTGAGTCTCGACCTGATCACCGTCGATTCCGATCTCAACGTGCGGCTTGGGTCGCAGTTCCCCTTGTCGGCCAGCGTGGTCATCGGCGGTCTGGTCTTCTCGTGGAATGACTTCTCATTTGTCGGCGAAGGGGTCGGCCAAAGCCCGATCATCGTCGCGGATTGCATCGGGTCGTCATACGAGTACATCAATCCGAACCCCCAGATCGACTTCGGCATCCCGCCGCCTCCGGATCTGGTGCCGATATGCGGTAGCGACGCGGGCTTGGGGAACTGGACGAGAGCCATCGGGTCGATGGCCGAACCGGACTTCCCGAATCTGGTGGGCACCAATCTTGCCGGGATCATGACGCCGAGCAACCTTCAGGTCAATCAGCCCGGCGTCCCTAATCCGACACTCGACGGCTTCTACACGTCCGAGATGATCAAGGAGGTGACCCGCCTCACTGTCTCGACGTCTCTTCAGACGACTCCTGATGGCTGCAACTACGTCCAGCAGACGATGGTGATCCTAATCAGGATGCAGGCTCGAGGCAGAATGACGGGCCTGTGGACGTCCCAATTGATCCCGGTTCACGGCTGCACATTGCTAAGGCTCCCGATCACCATCACGCTGACGAGGCCGCTCGCGTGCCCGCAGTTCAGCCCTGTGTGCGTCCCCACGTCAGGCATCTACGGCAGCGGCGCCGCCCCGCCGGATGTCCCCCCGGGCGTGTTCGCCACGACTCAAGGTCTTGTCGAGATCGGAGACGGCTTCAGCGTGCCGCAGAACGGCCCGACTCTTCAGGGCTCGTTCATCGGCGGCGAGGGCGGCATCCCGGTGGGAGGGAACGCCGTTGTCTTCTGATCGCCCGCCATGTTCTCATTGGACCGGCGAATCATGTCGCTTGGGTCGCTATGGTGGTCGTCCGTCGCCCGGCGTCTGCCATGTCTGCAAGGTCGAGGGTAGCGATCGGATCATCGGGGCCGGCGACATCGTGAAGCTTGTGGTCAGTCCGATTGCAAGACGCATTCCCTCAATGGCCGATTGCGGCGGATGCCGCGGCCGGCAGAATGCCATGAACAAGGCCATGCCGCTTTCAAGGGTAAGATCCGATGAACGCTGACCCGAGCATCAATCTCGCACGGATGGGTGACACGGAGTTCATCCTGATCGCGCCGGGCGACAATCTCGCTTCCGTGTCGATCATCGCCTCCTTGTGGCTCCACGCCGTCGTGGAGCTTCAGTGGTCTTCGCAGGGGTACGACCCGGCTCAATTGATTGATCAGGAATGGCTTGGCTTCTCGCCGCCGATCCTGTTCGGGGCGAACGTCCCGCAGCGGCGTTCGATCGACGTTTCGGGTGCGTTGGCTCTTCGCATCGAGGTCGTGAACGCATCCGGCGGCGCAGACTCGTCCGCCCCGATTCGTGCTTTCACCTATAGGAGTTCATGAGATGCCGACATCCATGGGCATCGTGAGCGGATCGACGGACATGGTGATGGCTCCTCGTGAGGCGGGCCAGCTTGTCGGGTTCTCGCTCTGCAACTTGAGTGCGAGCGTGGAGAGGTCTCCGATCGTGATCGTCCGCCGCGACGGTGCAGATGATGTCCACCTTCTGGACGAAGCAGCCCTTCAGCCGGCCACGTCTCTTCTGTACACGCCGCCCGGTGCCGCGTTCGATCTGGCTCGAGACGACTACGTCGTCGTGTTCTTGCCGGCGCCTGTGAGTCCCGGGATCTCTTGGGTCTGCAATTGGAGGTGAGTGGTCATGCCAATCGAACGAATTCCAAAGCCCGCGGCTGGCGTAGACGACCACGGGGATCTCTCAGGCCTTGCCGACGACGATCACCCCCAATACTCCAAGGCCACGACGTCTCACACGAGCAACGGCAAGATCCTGATGACGGGCTCAACGAGCCGGGACATCGTGGAGTCGGGCGCGTCCGTTGATTCCAGCGGGTCGATCTCCACGGCTGGTTCGGATCTGACCACCGGCGGCGGGGACGTGGTCACCGGTCCCGGGCTCGTGGACGGTCGGGACGTGTCAGTGGACGGAACGAAGCTCGACACGGTCGCCACGAACGCCGACGTCACCGGCTCGGGGAACGTCGCGGCGGCCGGGGCGATCATGGACGGCGACTTCTCGTCGAACGGCATCATGGTGCGGACCGCGGCCGGGTCGCACGTCAGCCGGACCGTGATCGCCGGCGCCGGCGTGACGGTCACCAACGGCAGCGGCGTGTCTGGGAACCCGGTGATCGCTTCTCCTCGAAGTTCGATCATGACGTGGGCCGAGGGCGGAAGCTTCTCCTCGGTCACCAAGCCGCTCGGGTTCCACAATATCAACAACGTGTCGGGAACGTCTCTCGGCATCCACCGTTGTTCGTTCAGCGGAGACATCCGGAACATCACGCTCGCGGCGGACATCGCGGCAGCAATCGGGAACCCCCGACTCGGGTGGATCTTCTATCGCGCGACAGCCATCAACGCAGCGTACGGACTGTTCAACTTCACTTCAACGACCGCGACGATCGTCACGGCCGGCGTGAATCGTGTGACAAGCATCGACTTCGCCGCGGGCGACCTTTCGGTCCTCGAGGGACAGTATGTTTCGTTCACATTGTTCCGCTCCGGCGGATCAGCCATGACCTACAGCAACACCCGGGCGTGGATCACGCTCACGGAGACTTGAGATGCTCACTCTTCTTCAGTTCATCCTCAATCAATTGGAATCCTTTTCGCTGACCGCGAGCGACATCTCGGCGGTAATCGTCCCCATCAACGACCCGCGAGTCCCCAACGGCGAGCTTCGGATCACTCCCGGGGAATTCGCGGCGGCGGCGCAAAGCGTTCAGGTCGTGGACGCCCGCCGCGACATCCTGTTCGAGATCCAGCCTTCAGCGATCGGCTCGGACGGCCAGCCGTTGATCCCGCCTCCGTTGTCGTTCGTCGCCGGGTGGATCGACGGCAGCTTCCAGATTGTTCGAGGCGCTGGCGCCGTTGCGTATCCGTTCGCGTCGTCTGACCTGACGGCCTGATCGGGTTATGATAGGAACGCGGAGACCCAGACATGGCAACGATTCAATGGAAGGGTGGCGCCAGCGCAGTCGCCCAGATCGTCACGGTGACGCTTGCGAATGACGCAGTCGTCGATGATGTCTACAACATCCGTCTCGACGACGAGAACGGCGGTTCGACGACGGTGAGCCATACGGCGACATCGGCGGACGAGACCGCCATCGCCGCCGCGATCGTGTCGGCGTGCGAGAGTAGCTCGAGCCCGTTGTTCCGTGCGATCATCTGGCGTTCTTCGGCCGCGGTCATCACGGCGGAGGCCGAGACTGACGGCGTTCCGTTCTTCCTGACGTCCACGGTGACGGGCACCGGCACGGTGGCGGTGGCGACGGTGACGGCGTCGGCCGGGCCGAACGACTGGAACACCGTGTCCAACTGGGACACGGGAACGAAGCCGGTTGACGCCGACGACGTGGTCTTCGCGGACTCGTCGGAGGACGTTCTCTACGGACTCGACCAGTCGTCGATTGATCTGAATTCGATGAGGGTTGCGAAGACCTACACCGGAACCATCGGCCAGCCGGCCAACAACTTCCACCTTCAGATCGACGTCTCGAACACGAGCGGGAAGCTCATCATCAACGGCAACGGCCGCGCGATGATGGTGGAAGGGGCGATCGACGAGATCATCATCATCGGCGGCCCGCAGTCTCCTTCGATGGTGTCGATCGGTGCCGCGACGACGGCCGGTGTTCTTCGGATCCTCGGCGGCAACGTGCTTGGAACCGTGACTGTCGAGGGCTCGGCAGCGGTGTCGAAGATTTTCATGAACGGCTGTCCGAGGGCGACTTGCATCCTCGGGGCCGGCATCTCGGGCCTGAACGAGATCGTGGTCTCTTCCGGCACGATTCGGTCCAAGTCCGGTGTTGAAGCCCCGACGGTCGTCAGTGGCCAGCTCACCGAGCCGGGCCGGATGATCGTGTCCGGCGGGACGGTCACCATGGAGGGTCAGAGTCCTGTTCGCACCCTCATGATGCTCGGCGGGACGGTGAATTGGCGTGGCTCGGGCGATCTCGGCGACGACGCCGACACTGACGCCGAGGGTCTCAAGCTCTTCGCAGGCACGTTTTCCGTTGACACTTCCAACGTGAAGGAAGTGACGATCGTCGATGTCGAGATTTTCGGTGGCACGTTCACCGAGCGTTCTGGTTCTGGCGTGGTGACGTACACCAATGACATCAGGCAGCACGGCGGGGACTTGAAGCTCGACTCCTCATCGACCATCGGCGTGACAAGGTAACAGCATGGATTTTTTCAGTCATAAGGGCCGCAAGGCGGTCCGTCCGAAGAACATCCAGACCGCATTCGGCGGTGCGGATGCGATGTCGTCCACGGGGACCGGTCCGCGTGTCGAGTCTGGCCAGACCGAGATCGGCGGCATGCTTCCTTCGCCGGAGATCACGTCCAACCCCGATTTCTTCGCATCGTGGGCGGATGAGATGTCGTCCACGGGGACCGGTCCGCGTGTCGACGAGTCTGGCCAGATCGAGATCGGCGGCATGCGTCCTTCGCCGGAGATCATGTCCAACCCCGATCTCTTGGCATCGTGGGTGTCTGGTCGTCAGCTAACGAGGGACACGATAAACGCGATTCTTCAAGGTCCGCGCGAAGGTTTCCCGGCGACGAGGGAGCAGCAGTACGGGCTTTCGCCGGAGAAGCTCTTCGAGGACGTGAACCGGATCAGTCGATCCGGTGATCCGACAGCTCTGGTGGTCAGCGAGAGCGACATGAATCGGATGCTGGAGTCAGGCGAGTACCAGACCATCAAGGACTTCGAGGCCACCGGCCGCGTCCCTCGAGGTCTGGACAAGCTGAGTCCAGTCACTCAACGTCATATCCGCGGCGAGTGGCATCGCCGAAACATCGAGGCCATCCGGTCTGGCCGGAAGCTTCCGTACGGCCAGACGGGGCTTGTCGATCTTGGGAGTGGCAACCCGCGGATCGTCCCGTACTTCAAGCGTGAGGACGGGAGCAGGATCCGTCTCGGGGATCCCGACTGGTCTCGCGCGGCGGACCGTGCGTCAAGCGAGGGCGGCTTCGACATCAGTGATGAGTCTCGCCGTGCGAACGATCGTGCGGCTGGTCGCGCCAAGTCGGCCGGCGGTTCAGGGGGCGGGCGGCCGGCGAACCCGCAATGGTCAACCGAGACTCGCTCCTTCGGTCCGGAGACATCGTTGGGCGGGTCGTCGGGTGAGTCGAAGTCGGTCAATGTTCAGCAGCCGGTCACCGGGTTGACGATGGACGACATGGCGGCGGCCGGCGCTTCGGCCCCGGGCTCCACGGCGACCGACGAAGCTGGTGACGCGGTCATGGTGGACGCCACGGGTCGTCTGGTCCCGGCCAGGGTTCGTGGTGATCAGCTCGTGCAGGACACGACGATGACGGCGTTCCTGGACTACGCGGAATCGTATCCGGAGGGCGTTTCGCAGCTTGAACAATCACTGATGATGTTCTCGCAGAATCCCCGGAACCCGCAGTCGTTCCGTCTTGCGAGGCGTCTTGAGGGGGCGAACCGCGAGATCTCCCAGATGCAGGAATTCTTGGACAGCGGGAACGTGGACGGAGAAGAGCTTGAGCAGATCCAGCGTCGCATGAGAACGTTCACCGGCCAGCGGAACAGGATCCTTCACGACTACTCGCTCATGGGCGGGCAGATCGTGGACGAGTCCGGCAGTTCATCGAGCGTCATCAAGTTCGATCGTGGCTCCGGGATCTTCTACACGGAGTCCGCGGACGTGAAGGTTCTCGACGTCGGGAGGTGGCCGGGCGTCTCGGATCCGGAGGCGATGGAGGAAGTCGCCGTGAAGAAGGCTACCGAGCGTCTTCTTGGCGAGATCGGCGTAGTCAGCGGCTTCGGGCTCAGGGGCGATGCTCCCATCGAGTTCCCTGAAGGGTTCGATGAAGAGTCGATCATCCCGACGCAGGCGGACTACATCTCGGCGTGGGAGGAATTGTCTGGGATGCAGGCTCGCCGTTCCGCCGCGCAGACCGCGGCGGCGGAGACGATCAAGCGGCGGACCGGGACTTCCGGCGACAGCGGGGGCGGCAGCGGGGGCGGGGCCCGGGGTTCGACGCCTCAGCCGCCCGCCGGTGCGTCGAGCATGAAGCCCAAGTACGAAGTCGATACGGAGGGGTTCTTCAAGCACGAAGCGAACCGCGGGGCGATTCTTGTCGTGGACATGGCAGGCAATGAGCATCTGATTGATTTCAACAAGTTCATGCTGCGCCAGAACGAATACGAAGCGAGGTCCACCCGGATCGTCGTTCCAGAATCGCACGCAACAATGTTCTTGGATCCTGATTCATGACGCAAGATGACGATCTCTTCAGCGGGAGCAGGAAGCCATTTCGTCCGACCGGCGGCGGCG